TCTTTTCCTCTTGCTGGCTTCTTACGAAGCCACCATTTGAGGAAGCTTTGTCTACGAAGTAATTCGTAGCTGATCATCGACAGAGGCTGGAAACCGAGTAATCGGTTCGCTAGCTCCATCTTCGCTAAGTACGTCCACTTTTCCGCGTAAGCGGGCAGTTGCTTGTACACTTCCTCCTTTCCAAAGACTTTAATGTCCTGGAGAAGGCTTTGGAGATCCACCTCAAGTGGGTCCCATTCCCATCCTTTTGCGGATGATAAGAAAATCCCTTGAAGTAATTCTCGGGCAAATAAGAACACATCTTGCGATGGTTCCTTTAGCATACCATAGTAATATGGCAAGTAACTCCTCTGTAAAGAGGGGTCATCAATCGTTAGCTTACGCCCGATTGCAATTCTAGCTCCGCCCAGTGATGGGTCAAGACTCGGAAGAGCCCTTGATAAGGAGCTCGCTTCACGATAGTGTCGCGACCAGAGCAAGGTCCTCGCAAGAGGTCCTCGGTACTGGAGTTCTGCAGGCAGGTATTCAATCTGCTTATACAGTAGCTTGGCATGTCCGACAAAGGGATGACTCCCATCTTGTTTGACTTTGCTTCTTCCTGAAAAGATGCTACCCTTAAGGGCATCCAGGAAGACGAGATCCCCGAAACGGGATTCTGACGGAACTTGTGAAAGGTCCGTTCCTTTGGGAAATCTACAAACGTAGTTCTCACAGAAGGTTCCAGAGTCTATCGACTTTGAATGTACTTTCGTTACAGTAAGGCCCTTGGCTTCCGCCTGGGCTTTGAAGAGGTCGCAAAACCTCTCACTTACTTTTAGGCAAATCATGTCGTCACCGACTGACTGTCCTATAGGTCTTTTGTGATACAGTTGCCTGTACACATCTTTTGATGCTGGTGTTCCGATCTCTTCCGAGATCGTCTCTTCAACGAGAACTAGCATCGTTAAAGTCAAATGGATGAAGCTTAATGCGTCACCCATAAAGATTCCGCTGCGGGTTGTGACCTTTTCAGGATGGTCCGCTGGCAGGTATTTCTCGAGTATAAGTTGACTTACGTCAACCTCCCGAGGTCCTATCTTGAAAAGCTTGTGAAAGACTTGCCAAGGTGGGAATCGAGCCATTACTGTGTCCAGTAAGGCATTGTTCGCTTCTAGGATGTCGAAAGACATCGAGTAAGTAGCGTTCTTTAAGTCGACCGATAAGATCCGCGAGTCATCGTGGAATTCGGCTGAAGCAGACAGCTGTCGCTGTTTTGCTCTAAATGCCTCCTTGTCAAAGGAGGAGGCGCCGTCAGGCGCCAATCTTTTCGTGGCCTTTACAGGCCAGGTATTCGTTTTAGGCGAACTAATGGAC